GTTCGACTCCAGCACCGAACTGGGCGCCTCCCTGCTGTTGGACATCACCACCTACGCCTACGAGAAGGACTTGGACCTTCCCGAGGCGGTCAAGGCCAAGAAGCTGGCCGAGGGCAAGCAGCTGCGGGACTCCAAGCACACCACCCAGATCCAGGACTACGGCACCCTGACCAACCAGGGGCGTACCATCTTCCGGGGCTTCCGTGACCTGGGCTGCCACCTGGTGATCACCGCCCTGGAGAAGGACGACGCCGAGAGCGAGAACGGTACCAAGGCCACCGGGCCGGAGCTGCCGAACAAGCTCAGCGCCTCCGTGCGCGGCTACGTCGACATGGTCCTCCGCCTCACCTCGGAGACCGTGCAGACCGGCCCGAACGAGCAGGAGACCCTGATCCAGGCGGAGACCAAGCCGTCCAACACCCGGCAGTGCAAGGACCGCGACGGGTTCCTGCCCACGGTCATGCTGACGCCGACCCTGACGCGGATCCACGACTACGTCAACGGCAAGATCACCGAGGCCACGGACCCGGAGATCAAGCGGCACGCGGAGGTCCGCGCCAAGGCCGCCGCCTACAAGGCCTCCAAGCGCCAGCGCGCCGCCTGAGTCCCCTGACCAACCGAAACAACGCGAGGAACTGAATCATGCCGAAGCTCACTCCGGAGCAGATCAACGCCGCCAAGCAGCAGAACGCGGAGCGCGGCATCTCGGACGAGCCGAAGAAGCCGCTGAAGGCCCTGCCGTGCGGCAACGGTGAGGCCTACGTGTACAAGCTGGTCGCCTGCACCGCCGGTCTGTCCAAGTCGTCCCAGCGCCCGCAGTGGGTATGGGAACTGACCCTGGACGGCCGCTACCACCCGGAGCTGGTGGGTGCCGGGTACCTGGAGAAGATCTGGAAGTACACGTCGGCGGCCCCGGGCGACGAGTGGGAGATCACGAAGATGTTCCATCATTTCGGCTACTCCAACGACACCGAGACCGACGAGCTGATCAACGACGAAGCCACCGTCCTGATCTACCCGACGGTGGAGATCTTCAACGGTGGGCCGAAGATGAAGGCCCGCCGGTTCGCGTACCACGACGAGGCGGAATACCCGCAGGTGCAGGGTTCGGAGCCCCCGTTCGGTGGTGCGAACGACCCGCACACGCCGCAGGACGACCCGTGGGCCACCACCCCCGAGGCCGTTCCGGCGGACCTGGCGAAGACCCCGGAGGTCCCGGCTCCGGCTGCTGCGCCGGTGATCCCGCCGCAGGCTCCGGCGGCCGACGAGGACGACACCTGGTAGTCCTGGGGTGACCCGGTGATCCGGCCCCCTGCAATGTCTGCAGGGGGCCGCGCTCATGATCATGACACTTCCTGAAATGTGCTAGACTATCAACGTCGTGACCAGCGCATATCAGGAAGGCACCCCAATGGAAGAGACCCCCACGCGACGCCGAGGACCGTCCCCGTCCAAGGAGTCCCGCACCCCCGAAGAAGCCATGGAGCTGGCCCGCAAGCACCCCGGCCGCAGGGTTCTCGTGTCCGAAGGACACGCCAAGTACGGCGGCAGGGTCAAGGCCAACGACATCCAGTCCGGCAAGCGCAACAGGTGGAAGCCGTACTACGGCGAGGTCCGCACCTCCGCCATCCAGCAGCCCGACGGCACGTACAACGTCTACGTGTACGTCGCAGCGACCGGAGATGGCGACCCCATCGACTAGCCCGGACGGAGCACGCATGGCCTCCAGCCACCCACACAAGATCCGTAGCCGCCAGTAGGGGACCTTCCACCGCGAGGGTCCCCTACGGCGTTACAAGGCCCTCAGCGGCCCGGGAGAGACCATGCAGACCAGCATCCTGGAAACCTTCAAGGGGCACGTGGTGCGCCGCGTTGAGCTGCTTCCCTCGCAGCTCCCCGACAACCTCACCACCCCGGTTGCCTTTGACTTCGAGACAAGTGCGCTCTACCGGGACGAGGGCGGAATCAGTACCGCCTCGGTTGCCTGGTTCGAAGACAACATCCAGGACGAAGAGCACATCCGCACCGCCGCCTTCCCGTTCGCCCAGGGTGAGGAAGGCAAGCCCGACTGGAACGGCCAGGGCGCGCTGTTCGGCGACGCCCGCGAGATCAACCTCCCGCTGGAGGAGTGGCAGGCCCTCCTCCGCTGGCTGGCAAAGCATCAGCTGATAGCCCACAACGCCCAGTTCGACTTGATCATGCTCACCGGCGGTGTCATGTCCTACCGGTGGGGGCACGGTCACGGCATCGACCTCACCAAGAACCTGTACTGGGACACCATGCTCGGCAACTACGTGCTGTGGCCCCGGCACCCGCTGGCCCTGAAGGACACGTTCGAGCGACTGTTCCCCGGCGAAGGCCACAAGGACTCCCAGGATCTGCTGAAACGGCACCTGAAGAACCAGAAGAAGAAACGGGGCAACAAAGGCGGTGTCCGCTACGACCTCGCCAACTGGGAGGTCATGGAAACGTACGCCGACGACGACGCCTACATGGCGCTCCGGCTGTACCTGATCCAGAAGCGGGAGTTCAAGCACCACGACCACCCGCAGTACCACCACAAGCGCACCGTCCTGATGCCCGTCCTGAACCTTCTGGTCAAGCAGGAAGACCGGGGCATGCCGTACGCCGTGAAAGCCTCCCGAGAGGCCGCACAGCGCGTCCAGAAGGCCCGCGAGGAACTAGGGGCCCGGCTGCCGTTCGAACCCACCGGAGACCACGCCAAGGACTACTTCTACAAGGACCCCAGCACCGTCAACCGGCGCGGCCACGCCTCCCTCGGACTCACCCCCGCCTACCGCTCCGAGAAGACCGGAGAACCCTCCCTCAACTCCGAAGCCCTGCGGGAACTGGTGGAACTGGGCATCCCCTGGGCCAAGGAGTGGGAGATCTACACCCTGCTCACCCGCGCCCAGTCCATGTACTACGACGGCTGGGCCGACAAGTGCGGCCCCGACAACCGCATCCGAGCCCGGATCCGCCAGGTCGGCACCGTCTCCACCCGCTTCAGCATCGAACGCGCAAACTTGCAGGCCATGCCGCATGACGGAAAGCTGGAAGGCCTCTCGTTCGTCGGACTGGACGGCCTCCCCACCCCACGCCAGCTGATCGCCCAGCAGGTCGCCGACACGATGCCCGGCTGGGTCCTCATGGAGTACGACCTTTCCCAGGCGGAGCTGCGGCTCGGTGCCCTGCTGGCCAACGTCAAGCGGATGCTGGAGGCCTATCACGACGACGTTGACCTGCACACCTTCACCGCTGAGCAGCTGGGAGCACCCCGGCAGGTCGGCAAGGTCGCCAACCTCTCCTTGGAGTACGGGGCCGGGTGGGAGACCCTGGGCAAGATGATGGTCAAGATGACCAAGGGCAAGGTCAAGATGGCGCCGCATGAGTTGCGGGCCGTCCACGCCGGTTTCCACCGGGCCTACCCGGAGCTGAACCAGGCGATCGAGAAGTGGGACCGGTACGCGCAGAGGCTTCGGTTCGTACCGCTCATCGGCGGTCAGCGGCGGTGGATCCGGCCGGGCGAAAACACCCGATTGGGCTGGAACCAGGTGGTACAGGGGTCTTTGGGGCAGTACATGCTGCACTGGCTGCTGGAGATCGAAGGCATCGGCCACAAGCTGGGAGTCCACAAGCGGGCCGAGCAGGACGGCATCGGTGGCGCCGGGCTGCTCATGCAGGTCCACGACTCGGCGATCAACCTGATCCCCGCTGACCTGGAGGAAGAGTTCTCGTACCTGGTCAAGAAGCAGGGCGTGGATCTGTGGCGAGACTACTTCGGCTGGATCAACGGCGGTGTCCCCATGAAGGTGGATGGCAAGCGGTTCGCCAAGGGTGACTGATAGGGTAGAGAAATGAAATCCAATGCGGAGTACAACCGAGACTTCCTGAAGGCCCAGCGCGAAAAAGAGCAGCTGGACGCCGAACGTTCGGCCGCCGTGGCAAAGGCCCTGTACGACATCCAGCAGCAGTACGACGTGACCCTCACTGGTTACGACGACGGATGCATCACCATCTGGGACGGGCAGAACGCGGAAGGCGGGCACGTTCTGGACACGTGGTACACGACCTGGAAGGAAACCGACGATGAGTGACGACTTACCAGCCCGGCGCGGGCGTCCTACCCGAGAGATGGCGGACGCCCGGCAGCGGGCGATGCGGCTGCGCCGCCAGATTCTGGATGAGGGCGCCTTCGGAGGTGGCTTCGATGTG